ACCAACTTCAATATCGGTCACTTCGGCGCCCACCGCAACAACCTTACCACGGTTGGCTTCGGTGGCGTCTGCTTTTGCCAATACGATTCCACCAGCTGAAACAGTATCTTTTTCAATCAATTCTAAAATCACTTTAGACTTTAATGGTCTTAGCATATCAATAATTCCTTTTTAGGTTTCTACATTCTTCGATTACTTTTGATGGCACATCTGGATGCCAGCCACCTAATAACATATCACAATTATATCTGACCTCGGTGTCCTTGGCAAATAGTTTATGGTAATCATCGTCTGATATAAAACCATATACCAAAGCAAATACAATTACGAGGCCAAATACTTTTAAGGTTTCCATTTCATCATTTCTTCATAGGTGTAATTTCTAGTCATCAATTTAGAAGGATTTGGTAAATACATTGCCTCTAAATCTCCAGGTCTTGCATCTTTATATATCACCTGAAAATCGACTCCGTTCACCTCTTTGAAAATTTCGATGATTTCTTTTACCGTTCTTGTATCATTATAGGCCAAATTCTCAATATTATTGGTTGGTGTATCGATAGCACGGATCAAAGCATGACAGATATCGATTACATGAACATATTCACGAACACAGGTGCCATCTTTGGTATTGTAATTTGTTCCGTATAGATTGAATGCTCCTGTATTGACTGCCTTGACTAAGTTATAGAATAACCCGTCCGGATTTGTTGCGGGGAATCCTTCTGTACCAGTTACATTATAGAAACGAAAAATAGTATGATTTTCGGGAGTACACTCTTTTACAATATCTTCCGCACAACGTTTTGAATAACCATAAGGAGAATTAGGATTTGCGGCCGCACCAGTTGAAGCAAAAACAAAATTGTCGTAATTTAAATGCTTCAACACATTTAAAGTACCATTGATATTTGTATCATAATACATTGTTGGGTATTTTACAGACTCTCCAACTTGAACCAAAGCTGCAAGGTGAATAACCGCATCAAAGTGGTGTTTAGTTACATCGCTAAAACGAACCATATCTTCTGAACGGATGTCAATGCCATATTTTTTATAACCAAAATAACCATTAATATCTAAACGATGTAGTTCAACATCTTGCTTTTCGAGAATTGAACAAAGGTGTTGACCAATATAACCTTCGGATCCAGTAACTAATATTTTTTTCATTGTGGGTTTATCTGCCTTTTAATATTTTCAATGTGTTGTAATATTTCGGTACGAATAGGATTTCCATAGGGAACCCAAACGACTATGTGTTGTAGTAATCTCAGTAAATCTCTAATATCCATTTATTCGTTTTGCCTAGTAAGAAATTTAATTACTGGTAATCCATTTGCTACTTGTAGAAATGCATCTCGTCTAGACATTGCAACAGGAAAACAAATAAAGATTCCATCTTCGATAATTAAATCGAATGGTGCAACACCAACCCAAGACTCATCAATGATACAACGAATCTCATATCTTTTGGCCGCTTTACATCTTTTAATTAAAGCACTATATATTTTTTTAGGATCAAAAGGATCGAATTCTATTACTTCATTTGCCATTTTCAGTTAAAAAGCTAGGGCCACTTTCCTGTTCCATTAAAACATAATCTTCAGCCAGATTTTCGGCTTTGGCAAAATCGGCAATAACTTCTTTTTTAATTATTTTATTTTTTAAGTAATAAGAAATTGTGTAACTATAGTCAGCACGTTCAATAATTGCCTTCTTATCACCATTAGTAAATTTAGATAGTTGCATGTGATTCTCTCCAAACAAATAACTGAGCATATTCTTGAGCTTTTGATTCATCCGTAAAAAATTGAGTGGTAGTAACAAATGATTCTTCATCACCTTCAACACACTCAACTTCAAATTGGTCGAATATATTTCTCCAGATAATGGTAGCAGTTCTCCTACCACCTTCACCCATAAAAGTAACAATTCTTTTTTCGCCATCTATCATGATATCAATCCTATAAAACGGTTTAACACAACACGATTGTTTAATCGATTACCAGCAAACTTACTAAATGCAGAAACTAAACCACGAGTTGTGGCATTTTGTTTCACTTCAAAAGATACATCTTCATCTGTATCAAGGCCTTCACTTCTCAACAAATAATATTCATCGAAACCGGCATTGGTAACGGTCAATGATTTGTTTTTACGGAATTCATATTTAATTTTATCTTGAACCTGTATACCAGCGTTAGGATAAAAATGATATAATTCACGGCCTAATTCTCTACCAGATAATACATAGAAACCAACAATGTTACATTGAGTTCTTTGTTTCAATAATTTTATATAGGCTGCGGTTAAATCACGGCCTTGAGCACGACTAACAATTTCTTGATTCTTGTTGATAGGATCACGCAAAACTAATTGTCGTTGAGTTTTCCAATCATTAGAATTATATTCAATTTCTTTGTTGGTTGTGCCGCTTGTCTTGTGTCCTGAATTGTTAGTGTAAAATACTTCACGATTACTATGGCCTTCACCATCAGTCAAAAAGACTGTATTAACAATTTGCAATTTATATTGCTTTTGAAATTCAGGAACAATTTTCATTGCAGAGATAACAGCTTCGTTTAAAGGAGTTCCACCTTTCTGAAGCCAATTTGGTTTCCAGCCATAACGATACGTAGACATTTGAACCAAAGCAGAACCAGCGTAAGTGAATTCAGCAGCAGTCATTTTGCTAGATAATAAATTTAGCAATTTAAAATTGTGCAATTCAATATCACCTTCTTTAAATTCTTGGCGATAGGGTTCATCATATTCTTGACTGAAAGCATATACATCGTAAGGAATGTTTACTTTTTTGCAGAACATTACCAAATTGATTAATTGTTTGATGGTATTTTCCATATGATCGGACATAGAACCCGACCAATCAAGGAACATAACAAGTCCGTGAGATTTTGCACCAGGAACTACTGTCATTTTTTTGAAGATATCATCAGTCAATTGATAAGAATAAATTTTATTCATATTCAAATCGCCAGTTTTAGCAATAGAAGCACGTTTCAACTGGTCAGCGTTTTTACGCAATTCAAATTCTTTAGCCAAATAGCCAACAACTTTCTTTGAATCGTTACGCAATTTCATGAATTTTTTGATATCGGTGCCGGTAAAGTCATCCGCACGATATCTTAAAGCATCAGTAGCCGAATTACGATAACGTTTCCACAATGATTTATGATTTACAATTGCTTTTGATAAATCAACATCAGGAATGTTGCCGTAATAATGGGTACTGTTATCTTGTGCAAACAATTTACTTTCATTTTTACGATAAGATTCATCAGTATATGATTTTGTTTGGCTTTCAATTTCATTAGGTTTTGATCCGCCACTATTGAAAGTTTTTTCTGAATCTAATTCTTCATCAGTTTCTTCTTCACCAGAATCGGAATCATCATCACCTTTACGGTTTTCAGTATCTTCGTCCCAATCATCGGAATCATCGTAACCTTCAGAATCAAATCCTTCATAATCACCATCTTCATCTTCTTCAAATTCTTCAGGATGATTCTTTTTGTGCTCTTCAGCTTCTTCTTTTAGATAGTCACAAACGAGGCGAGCAACCACCATAACATCATCATAGGTCTCGGTACCTTCAATTTTGCTAACAAGTGTTTGCTCATAGGGGGTAAATTTAATGCCTTGTGCTGCTCCACCTTTGGTGTACATATTCACACGGTCAATAAAATTTAAATCATTCAAATCGGTATCATTTGTACCAAAGAAATCTTTGTCAATCAATTCACGATAAGCACGAACAAAGCTGATACGAATACCAGGATATTTGTTTTTGATTTTTCTTTCAATGCGAACATCTTCCAATACATTCATGATGCTCATTGGAATTTTTTCTTCATGAGCACGAACCATGCCAGAAAGTGGAGTGTATAGTGCATGTCCAACTTCGTGGCCCATGAAAAGGTCATAAAGATGACCAGAAATATTTTTATCTAATACGGGTACAGTTAATACACGATTTTTAACATCAAACGATGCTGTTTGAACATTTCTTTGTTCAATGATAAGATTTTCTGTAGCCATTAATTTGGCTAGTAGTGTTTTTGATTGAATAAGTTCCATATAATCTCCGAGTTAATGAAACCATTATACTCTATAAATTGCTTACCGGCAAATAAAAGTAAAAATGATGTTGTTTTTTAGCGACAGATTGGTTATTGATAATATTCCATACGCTTTTGGTAGTCGGAAAGGTCTTTTTCCATACCTGAAAGCGCTGCCCATTTTCGGATTACTAAATCCAGACTTTTCCAAGCAGGAATTTCTGTATTATCCACTTCGGCATCAAGCCAAATGTAATATCCTTTGTTAGTCATGTTTAATTCCTTCATTTTTATCAAAAAATTGATGTTCTAGAGCAGCTGCCAGCTCATCCGCAAGCTTCGGATTGAATTTTACTAGAAAATAAGCGACATCATCGACAGGCAAACGCTTCAAATTGAACATCACCTCGTCAATTCCTTTTAAAATTTGTGTTTCTTCGTGTTTGCTATACATATTTTTCTCATTGTAAAGTATCGGATTGATCGGAAGTGACTGTGCTGCCTCTTTCCTTAGCAATTCCTACGGATTTTAACCATTCAATTTCAATTTGTAATTGGGCTTCTGATAAAGTTTCAAGATATTCTTCATATTCTTCCCATTCTTCTTTACTAATACTCATCTTCTCATACTCGCTATGTCTTTTGCTTCATTATCTGTAAAAATTGGCACAGCATTTGATTTATGCATTGTGCCAATACCTTTAATTTTTTCACCGGTATATAAATTTCCGAATTTTTTCGTACAAGCCACAAATCCTGTATCCAAAGATGCGACTTTAGGGGTTTCTCTGTGAAAAATAGCCACCTTTTTTAATGGCAATTTACTTTTTGTAACAGGAGAATGAGAATACCGTTTTGAAGAGATTTTATTGATAGAAGCTAACCATAAATCTTTTTGCTCTTGTTGAGCTTTGGTTAACTTTTTTGGTTTGGATTTTGGAATATAACCGTATATCATATATGTATTTCTCCATGTGAAGAAACCATTATATTACAGTTTAGTTTTAAAGTCAAGCTATTTGTTGCGGGGAAACAACAATATTACCAATACCTTTATTTCAAAGGCGGACATACCTACTTATGATAAAAAAATCTAAATTAAATGGTATATTTAATATTTTTTAGATTGTGAAATTTCTTCTTCATCATAATTATAAGAATCTTCATACTCGTGGTTCTTTAATTTTTTAATTTCACCATGTTCACCTCTACGGCGCTTGCTATGTAAGAAATTTTTTGCATAATCATAATCTTCATTATAATCTTGATTCTTACGAAACTTACCTACAAACTTAGTCACTTATTTCTCCTATTTCAAGGTTTCAAACGTAATGCCTTTAATTTTAGTTTCAGGCATGTTGTGCATATCCTCTTGAGAAACATATACGATGTCCGCATTAGGATAACAAATTTGAGCTATTTTGAGTAATTGGCAGACTGTGCCATCGGAATCATTAAATGTCATAACTTCATCAACAATATTTAAACTTTTTACAATTTCACGCCTAGAATCATAATTTTGTACAAACCCTCCTTGTGACCACATCATATACCAATCTGTATGAACACCGACTATCAACCAATCACCTTTTTGCTTACATTTTCGTAAGAAAATGAGTTCTTTGATTGATAATGGGTCAAACGAACCGCTAGTTATTATTATTCGGTCTTTTGGATACATTTATGGTAGAAGTTTTGGGAATGCCTCTTTTACAAATTTATATGTTAAACCTTTTACGCCTTGGTCTTTTTGAAAAATACCAATAATTACTTCGGCTTCACGTGGTTCTAATGATTCCAACAGTTGCAATAATAATTCATTTCTTTTCTTTGTTGTCAAAGATTCTGCCATTGGATTATCTTTTCTAAACAAATACATTTTTCTCAATTCAGTTGATAACTGTGTTGCAGAAAGTCCAGGTAAAGTATCCGTTGGAACTTTATAATTATCTGGCATCTCTTTTACTAACCATTGAATGCCTGGATGAAATGTCATTTCTAAAACACTAACCAATGTGTGATTGAGATTTCTACCAATTACATCCATTCTTTCTTTTTTAGTTGAAGCTTGTTCAAATTCATCAAATACTTCATAAATGTTTTTCATTAAAATTCCTCTATTACTTCCATTAAATTTTTCAGTTTATGTTCAATAAAATAATTCAACAATTTATTGCGTTTTGCTGGAATCGTTTCTTCAAAGGTATTTATAATCTTTTCTTTTATTTCTTGTGGAATGAAAGTCAAATCAATAAGTGTTTGATTCCTACCAAAATTAACAGTTTCATCATATGAAAAGTTTTTAACATCTTCATTTAGATATTTTTCTAAAGTTTTTTGTGTGATAGGTTTTTGACGGAGGTCACGCACAAAACAATCGGAAGGTGAAAACATATTTGGAATACCATCACCCTTATCTCCACGAATAATCTTCTCCTTGAGTTCTAGGAGTGGATTCTCAGACTTAACATATTTCTTTTGTGAAGGATTATATTGTTTAACATTACTACCATATTGTTGCAGTTGTAAAAAATCTCCATCACTTGATAAAATCAAAATCTTTTCGTGTGGTGCATACATTGGTACCAAAGTGCCAATGATGTCATCTGCTTCGGCACCTTCAACATCGAGTACTTTATATGGAAAGTTTTCTTTGAGTTCGGCTTTAAACTTAGCAAGCATATCAAAAATTAAATGCCAATCTAAATCAGATTTTTCACGATTTTTCTTGCGACTGGCTTTGTAAAATGGAAAATATTCTTTACGCCAATACTTACGGTTATCGCAACATAATATTACATCACCATATTCATTTTTGAAATTCTTAATATGGTTACGAATAATATTTAAAATCATATGGCGAATTAAACTTTCATCTAATTTACCTTTATGGTTGGCAATTTGAGCCATAAGACCGGCTAGTAGTACTTGATTTAAGTCAACGAGAATCATAACAAACTTTCAATAGTTTCAATAGGTGTCTATTGTATCACGAATTCATCAGTTTGGCAAATGTATTTTGTATAAAATTATTTGAAGTGGTGGTGCGCTTGGCCATAATACCATACCATTGTTTTGGTATTAATTCGGAAATATATTCAAATGGATCGGTAAAGATTGCTTCAAACTGGTCAACATCAACTAATTCACCATCTTTAGCTTCTTTGAATAGTATAACATGATAACTGTCTCCCATGGTAGACCCACCTAGTTTTTCTCCAGGGTTTTTGTATGTTGCAGCTTCTATTTGAACGGAATCTTTTTGCTCACCTGGGAGAAAAAAGATTGCATCGTGTTCATCTTTATTGAAGTCTTTTAAGAAGTCTAGCATTATAGTCCTTGATATGTGATTTTCTAACTCGTACCATTATCCATGTATTGTAATAATCGTCTGTTTCCAGAGCACCACGGATAAATTGTTCTTTAGCTTCGAGATAACCACATTCGCCTTTTGTTCGGCAAAGATGCAAAATCTCTCTACGAAAGCACTCATGTCCTAATAATAACACATCTTTAGTTACTTCGGCACTACTTCCATAGTAAGTTTGCCAATCACTAGATACCTTAATTTTTTTCTTTTTACCTTTGACTTGTTTGGTTTTGGCAGAATAAAAAAATTTCTTGCCTATGTATTTTTTACCATTCGTCAGATTAATTATCTGATACACGAACCCGTAATTATCACCAATCAAGTCTTCCGTAAAATCTTTATCTTGATACTTCCAGTTTATTCCCATTCCTCATTGTCCAAATCATCTTCATCCTCTATATAGTCTTCCGATAATTCTTCAATCTGTTCTCCACAGAACGGACAAATTTCTGGTAAATCTTGAGATACTAATTCTTCCATATATGATATACTATAAGTCGATTCACAACTTAAGCATTCTCCTGATAATTGTTTTTGTGTCATTGTTAACCTTATTTTTATTCTTTTTGATACATGACTGTATTTGTATCTCCTAAAGCCCACTTGGCATCAGTTTCAACCGACCATAATTTTGTTGCTACTCTAAAATCGGGAAATTTCAATTGTGGTGGATTGCTACTTGGCTCAAAAAACAAAGTTCTATTATTTGGCTGAGCCGCAAATTGGCCATTATTACATTTAATAAAATTAAAAGACTTGTGGTCTTCCGCATCTTCAGCATAAGTAATGTCTAATGTGTTATAGTCAGGACTTGCTGAATCTACTGTAAACATATATTGACCGTGAATCATTTGTTTATTCTTGCTTAAGAAAGCACAAGATAAATTTTCTATCAAGGATTTCTTTAATACTGTAACATCATACGACATACAGTTCCAAATTTGCAAATAATCTAATGGTAAAGGATCGCCTTCAATTTCTTTCCAACAATAACCATGCAAAGGTACTTTATCGTATAGAGCTCCATACTCTGGTAAATATGATTCAATACGAAATGCTTGTCCTTTAATAGATTTTAAACTAACCCATTGGCAAGGTACAAGTTCACCTTGACCTTTTTCAAAATCATATAAAAACTCACGGCGAATAAAACACTTAACTGGTGGTAAATTCGCAATCAAAAAACTCATCGTCATCTCCTATTGTATCATAATCTACTATCAATTCTTCACCTATCATAATATCACGGTTTGCTATATGTATGTAATAATTAGGTGAATCAATATTTGGCCAATCACAATGATTCATCCAATTGGCGTTGTCGCAAGATTTAATCCAACCTTGACGATTTTTATCGTAACAACAAAAATGCTTAATGTAGTCTTTTGTTGCTTCGCTATATAAACTTAAATTGGCTGAATAAAACCAGCCATCTAATAAATCATCATGTTTCCAAATTACTGTGCCTTTTGGTATATCTTGTTCGGCAAACAGTCCTAGTCCTTCGATAGAACTTGGTTTTATTTTTGTTTTAACTAATAAAGGCATATTAATGTGCCCACACATCACTCCAATCTCCAGACAAAGCGCCTTTTGCATAATCAGTAGCTCTATTCTCAAAGAAATTAGTATGTGTTGGTGCGTTAATCATTTCTTCAACCCATGGTAATGGATTCTTTTTCACTTTGAATTGACCTTTTAGTCCTAAAGAAATCAATCTTCGGTCGGCAATATAACGAATATACTTTTTAACATCTTCAGCAGACAAATCTTCCATGGCGCCCATTTGGAAAGCCAAGTCGATAAACTTATCTTCTAATTCTACCATGCGTTCAGCAATAGTATATAATCTGCCTTTTAATTCATCGTTCCAAATTTCACGATTTTCTTCAATGTAAGTTCTAAACAATTTAACCATGTTTTCGGTATGTTGTGTTTCATCAACGATAGACCAAGTAACAATCTGTCCCATACCTTTCATTTTACCATGTCGTGGAAAATTAAGTAACATAATAAAAGAGCTAAACAACTGCATACCTTCGGTAAATGCCGAAAATACAGCGATATGAGTTGCTGTGTTTTCTTTAGTAGTATTTTTTTCAGAAATGTCCATAACATAATCATGTTTCTCTTTCATCTGTGCATATTCCATAAACTCATTATAAGTTGTATCTGGAAGACCAAGAGTTTCAATCAAGTGTGAGTAAGCAGCAATATGTAAAGCTTCACGAGCAGCAAAACCTAATAACATCATGCGTATTTCGGGTTGAGGAAAATAAGGCAAATAATTATTAACATAACCACCAGCAACGTCAATATCTCCTTGGGTGAAGAATCTAAAAATGTGGGTGAGAAATTGCTTTTCTTCTTTAGTGAGCTTTTTCTTCCAATCTTTAACATCTTCCAGCATTGGAACTTCGGTGTGTAACCAATGAGATTGCTCATGCTTAAGCCATGCATCATAAGCCCAAGCATAATTGAAAGGTTTAAAATATGTTCTTTCATCGGTCATTTTTGAATCTGTTATTTTCTTAATCATTCTTATCCTTCGCAAGCAATACAATCGTTACCTTGAGCAATTTGCGTCATATCCAACTCTTTGATAACGTCTCTTTCTATCTTTTTGGCAACCTTATCGGCTTTGCCAATCTTTTCTGAACGGCAATAATATAAAGTTTTCAATCCTTTTTTCCATGCCATATAATGAATAGCATGAATATATTTGATGTGTGCATCTGGTCTGAAAAATAGATTCAAACTTTGTGCTTGGTCAATATATGCTTGACGGTCAGCAGCAAGGTCGATAACCCATCTTTGGTCGATTTCCATAGAGGTTTTAAATACATCTCTTTCAGCGTCAGAAAGGATATCGAGATGCTGGCAAGAACCATCATTAGCAATAATACTAGACCAAATGTCGTTGTAGTCTTGTTCATCTTTTGCTTTCTCTTTAATAATTTTATCTAACCAACGATTTTTATTTAAGAAAGAACCTGAAAGAGTATCCTGCCGATAAGCGTTGGCACGGTAAGGTTCAATACTAGGAGAAGTATTCCCCATGATAATGGAAGAAGAAGCATTGGGAGCAATAGCCATAACATGACTAAACCTACGACCAGTACCGGCCGCATCAGGCGCCTCACCTCTTTCGGAACCAAGTTTGAGATTAGCTGCATCTAAACCCTCTTTAATAGATTTAAAAATTTTATTATTTGCCACTTTAGCCATGACGCCTTCGAAAGCAATACCATTCTTTTGGAGATAAGCATGAAAACCAAGGGCACCAATACCAATGCTGCGCTCACGGCTCGCACTATACTTAGCCCGTGCAATAGCAGAAGGAGCATTATCAATAAAATACTGCAAAACATTATCAAGCATTTCTGCAACATCTTTAAGAAAAAGGGGTTCATTCTTCCACTCATCATAAGTCTCCAAGTTCAAAGAAGATAAACAACATACTGCTGTTCTTTCTTCATTAGTGGGTAAAATAATTTCAGAACAAAGGTTTGATTGGTGAATCTTTAAACCTTTATCTTTAAGCCATTGTGGCATTTCACGATTGCTTGTATCAATAAAGTGAATATATGGTTCACCTGTATGCATACGCAATTCTAAAATTTGTTGCCAAAGGTGTCTTGCTGATACCACTTCACGCAACTCACCTGAATGTGGATCTTTTAATTGCCAATCATCTTTAGCTTCAGGATCCAACATACAATTTTCCAGCAATTGCATAAAGTCATCTGTAATATTAATACCATGGTGTAAATTTAAACAGCGAACATTAGGATCGCCTGTTGGTTTACGCATTTCTAAAAATGGGATAATATCTGGATGACTGATATCGAGATAAGCAGCATAACTGCCCCGGCGAGTACGACCTTGGCGATATGCCAAAGAACTCGCATCATAGATTTTGAGGTGAGGCATAACACCTGTAGATTTATCGTCTGCTGAACGAATACCAAAACCGATGCCAACACCGCCACCAAGCATAGAAAGCCAATTAGTTTCTGATAGATTATCAACTAAACCTTCCGCAGTATCTTCAATATAGTTAAGGAAACATGATATAGGCAAGCCACGCTTACTGCGACCAAAAGAAAGAATGGGAGTAGAATAACTGAGCCAATGCTTGCTACTGTATTCGTATAGTCTTTGTGCATGTTCTGTATTACTTCCAAATGATTTTGATACAAATGCAAATCTGTGTTGCGGTGAGGTTTCATCCTCTTTCATGTATGATTCTTGTAATCGTTTTATCCCTAGTTCGTCAAAAAGTTTATCTCGTTCTAAATCTATGTTAATTCCTAGATATTCCATGTTCACCTTGTTATTGTTATTGTTGATTTAAAAAATTATAATATAAAATGCTAAACTTTTTTCCAGTTCACGAACTCCATTTTTGCTCTAAGATTTACGACTGTATATTTATCTATAATGTCTTGAATTTCGTCAGGTGAGAAACCATTTAAAACCATGTCATTAATATCTTTTTCTTCAATAAATTCTGGCCAAATAACCACATTAAAATGATTATCTATGGCATGTTCTAACTTCGCCACAATCTCTTTGTTCCTAGGCTCGTTGTCAAACACCAAAACCACCTTGGACTTGTCCAATACATCGGTAATTGATTCTAAATTAGAGTCTGCTGTTGCTACTGCATTGTCTAAGAACATTGAGTCGATTGGACCTTCAACAACACATACTAATTTATCCTCATCTATTCTATCAAGTCCATAAATCTTTTTATTGTCATCGTGTAATTTTAGTGTGATATACCGGAGTTTCGATTCACCCAATGAGCGGCCCTGTATGGCAACAAGATTTTTTTCCTTATCGTAGAAAGGAATAACGAGGCGCTGGTCATTTTTATGCAATCCTTCTTTCTCAATCCCAAGATTTTGTATGAAGGCTGCGAAATCTTCCGCAAAGTATAATTGCGAGTAAAAGGTCTCTGGAATCCTTCGTTGCTGAACATAGCTTTTAGCAAAATGCGCTTCTGGTAAAGAGTCAATTGTCGGAAGTTCGAGTGCTTTTTTGAATGACGGTTTCTCCGACTTAAATTCTTCAAACTCCGGTTTTGGATAGTTGTTATTTCCTGTTTCACCATTTTTATATCTCTCTAATTGATATTCTTTTAATAAATTAGGATCAACTTCCTTTAAGAAATTATAGAAAGTGGTGGACACACCACAGTTATGACACATATAGAAGTAATCATTTTTCTTACGAAAAATATAACCTCGGGATTTGATTTTATTTTTTTGTGAGTCGCCACAAAGCGGACACCTGAAATTATAAAGGTCATCCTTCTTTTTAGAAAACCTTTGTAATTTAGGCGAAACTTGCAACAGGAAAGACCTGTCGATAAAAACACTCATAATATAATAATACCAAAAAGTTAATACTTATTTAAAGGAATGTAGTATTGTATCAATATTTGTCTTAGATAACAACCATGTGACTACAAATATACCACCAACGATTGACCATTTCCACTTATTCAATTGTTCAAATTGTGCTTTAGAAGCGGCACTATGTTCACCCATGGACTTTTTGAGTCCTTTGATTTCTTCCATAATACGAACTTCAGATTCTTGAAGTTTATCTAATACCACATCTATTCTATTGTGGATGTCAGAAATATCTTCGTCTTTTTCTTTTCTTTGATTGTCCATATTTTCATATACTTTATTGAGGTGACGGTCGTGTTGATCTACCAGCTTTTCTATGACCTGGTCCATTTTATTACAAAGAGCAGATAAAGTCAATACTTGGGTTTTTAATACACCAACATCAACTTTGATTTCGGATATTTCTTCTACTGACATTATTTTTTAACTGGTACAGCAGTACCTTCTAATTTTTTGTGTACTTTAATGACTTTACAAACATCTTTTTCTTGTTTCGTTTTTGGATCCACTTGCTTAACACAAGCTTTTTCAACAATACCTTCGGCATATATTGAAGGAACACACAACATTAACGCAGCAACTAACAGTAATTTTTTCATTTTATTTTCCTTTATTTTGGTGCAAATTTTTCAGATGCAGTAAATCCTAAACCCGCAATTACAATATACATCATAGAATCAAATAAATGTGAATCAGCTTTATAATTTGTCAATAAATCAACCATAAAAGCAGAAGCGCAAAGCAAGAAAGCAATAAATGTTATTACTCTTTTGCTGCTGACAGAATTGTTGCTTCCATCAGCCAACATACTAGTTAACCAAGACATCTTATAACTCCGGTTGTGGTGGTTGAATAGGCATTGGTTTGCCTGTTGAACTCATTGTAACACCAGGAACAAAAGGAGGAGATGCTGGCGGCATTGGTGCTGGGGTAAATGCTGAAGGCATACTCAATGGCACACTACCCGACATACCACCAAATGGAGATGGTGTTGGTGGTGCAAATGAAGTTGTTGCGGGTGTTGAAGGTTTAGACCAGCCAGCATTAGCAGCAGTCAATGCTTGCTTCTGTGCATCTTTGTCATTTCCTGCCAACATAATACCAGATAATGTACCAGTTAAAAATGTGGCAATAGGTACAATCAACTCAAAGAATTTTTGGTCGATTGGTGAAATAGCATTGAGTGGTTGTGTTACAAAAATTAAAGAATATAACACAACAAATACGATACCAAATAAAGTAAGTGATAAACAGATACCAATGAAGAATTTCAGTCGAGCCATCAACTGTTCTTCTGTATACATTATCGGTACATTATTATTTTCCACAATTTGCTCCTTGTGTAACAGGTGTTGTAGTAGTTGCTTTATTCGGTTCATCTTTTGGTGGTCCTAATCTTGGATCACGTTGTCCTTTAAAAATATGTTCAGGACAAGTTCTGGTCACATCACATAATGGCATCTTGCAAATATCTTTATCCCAATTTGCCGGATCTTGGCAAGGATAACGAAATCTTTCGCTGCTACACATACCCAATGCCAACGGAAAAAACAATAAAAGAAGTAGGTATTTACCTAGTTTCCTATCGTTCATGATTGAACTCCAAACACTTGCAAAGCATGTTTATAATGTGCAATGCGATCATCTAATCCAATAGTACCGCCATTGATACGTTTTGTCATGCCAAGAATATCTCCAGCATCAGCAAAAGCGTTTAAATTATTTTGTTCCCAAAACCAACAAGCGGACTGTGCGGCACCTTCAAAGGTTTGAAGATATTCAGAAGCTTCATCTGGAGAGATACCAATTGAAGCGGCAAACCAAGAATAATTGTCTTTACCTGTTAATTGAATTAAACCACGTCCACAGTAACGGAAACCATCACCAGACGATTCATCACCATTGCCCATACGATTAGCGTAGACTCTATTGGCAATCGCTTCCTGTTTGTTTGGAAGATTGGCATATTGATTAGCAATCTCATCTGTTGGAAAGTACTTAGGAAATATCTTACGGAGAGTTACCGCACGATAATTCAAGTTTTCTTTGAGAGCGGTAAACTCACCAGATTCATGAGCACATTGAGCCAAAAAGGCAGCAATACGTTGTGGTGTATTGATTTCATAATCTGGCAATAACTGTGAAAGAGCATTATACCATTGATCGATATAGGGGTTCTTAGGCAATAGTTGTTTTAATTGTTCTTTAGTCAGTTCCATGTTTTTACCATTAGTACATTAGTGAAGCTGCGGTTACAGCGGCATTCAAAATAGTATTCAACTGTTCTTTTAATGCCATGCCTTCAGCATCATCGTTAATTCCTTCCATGATATTTATTCCAGTTAATAGCTGAAGATACTCTTCTTTAGTGATACTTCCTGCCTCTACCATGGCTTTATACTGGTCGCATAAATTTTGTAGGTCTTGTGGGTTCATCTTGGTTTTCTCCCTAATGCTTGTTGAATGGTATCAGCAGAAGTTACAATCTGTTGAAGTTTGGCTTTACAGAAAATTGGTGAAATTTTCTCAGCTTTATTAAAATAATCTCTGGTATCTTTAGTCAATGTAAATAACTTATCCGATAACTTTGTGGCATCTTCATTGTGTGGAATACTTGCTGTAAAATTTTTAAATTCTAAAGAAGTAATATACAAATCATTTACTTGAGAAATAATCAAAATTTGATTAGGACAATTTTCTTCAGCAACTTGCGCTTTAGTTTTAATTTGATTTATCAACGAATATTCTGTCGTGTCATATTTTGCCATAAAATAAGAATCAAATACAATACAACCATTTAACATGAATACAAGAGAAATTGCAAATACTTTTTTCATATTAATCTACCGAAGCGTTAGCACCACATTTAGCACGTTTAGCATTTGTTAAAGCACCAAAGTCTACTGGCCATTCTTGACCAGGAGCAAGTTCTTTAGCTCCCTGAGGAAATGCAAAGTTTACTCCTGCTTGTCCTTGCAATTGTGCAATACCGACACGGAATTTAGTTAAATCATTACCAAGGTTTGGATAAGGTGCAACATGAGGAAATGCCCAAGCGGCAACTTCATTTGTTTGGTTGTTTATAACAATTTTATAAAAACCATGTGGCACTACAACACCATTACCAATTTTTTTATCTGTAGCATTATACAAACCACCAACGTAAATTGTATATGATTGATTGCGTTGAACAGCCCAGCCACGAACAGATGTTTCTAAAAGTTTCCAAATACCACGATTTAATGAACCTGCCTGTGGACTCATATTAGTCATTAAGAAAGATTCATATTCAACTTGAACATCCCACGATTGGTCACCATCGGGTGACATATGACCTTTATCATATCCTGTACCAACATAGTCTTGCGGTGAAGCACCATTAGGTGTTGTTTCATCTTTAACGAAAGCGTTAGTCCTTGCAACACAACCTAATGCATTTTGTGGAAGCAATGTGTATGTTACATATCGTGGCAATTTTGCGGCCGCATCATAACCAACAAAATAACCTTGACGGCAAATTGGATATGTTGGTGGATTGGTTGCTGGAAATCCATAAGGCGATTGATTAATACATTGTGCCTGTGCTGCATTAGGCCTTTGTGTCCAAGCATATGATGTTAGTGATGTTAAAACTAATACTAAAGATAGGATAATTTTTTTCATTTTACACTTTCAAAAATTTGTTTTTGTTGTTTATACCATTCCTGCCAAGAAGTATACCTTGCGAGTATATCATAATAAATGCCGTAATTTTCATTGGCATTATCTATCAAATCGGTAAGTGTTTTCTTATCGTCCGGTAGCGTCTTTAGTGTTGGTGCTGGTTCCATTAGAACTTCTGGTGCTGTTGGAAACTTTTGGGTCAACGGAACGGTTGTAGAGCAACCAAGCAGTATCAGACAGACGGCACTCAGCATCAATTTTTTGACGTTGTGCTTGAATATCTTTAGCATTTTCTTTCACCTTACCTTTTATATCATCTCTTTTTTTATTTAATTCATCACTTAAAACTTGGTTTGCTTGTTCCGATTTTTTTTCGGCTTCGTCTATTTTTTGTTGCATTTCTGCAATTCTGTGACGATACATCATTTCAACACCATAACCACCTTCAAAATAAACACCAGTAACAAATATTACTATTCCTATTTGGCGTGCAATTATAACATAAGGACTTATTAATGGCAAGTCTTTTAAAAAACTGCCACCAAAAGTTAAAAACAGTCCAGCAAAGACCATGCTGTGTACTACTATTTTCAACATACCATCAGGAATAAATGACAAAAACCACATATTAAATTTTAGGAGCTTTTCTGCGTCCCATTCCCGTCATAATTGGATTTCTTTTTTTAGACACACCGGGTTCTCGCTGAGCAACAGGCATTCTAGAATCACCAGAACCTGCTACAGCAGCAACACTCATACCACCAGCTGCACCGCCAGCACCACCATCTTCTTTAACACAACTACCTTTGGAGAAAGGTTCTTTACCTTGCACAGGTTTATATCCTGTCCAACATCTACCTTTTTCTTCTAAATTCTTTTTAAATTGTTTAAATGTTTTCATTAGCAATTCCACTTTCTTAAAGCTAATGCTTTACGAGTCGGCTTTCCATTTTTTCTCATAGGACCTTTCATGCCACCCATACGAGCACAAAATGATTTCCTACGTTTAGCTGCCTTACTACCTTTTTTCAATTTTGATGGAGGTGTAGTTACAGCCATTTTTAACTTAGAACCTGGATTTTCTCTGCGATAAGAAGCAACACCTTTACGGTTCAATCCGCCTTTTGGATCTTTGCCTTCTTTTCTACGCCATGCAGCTGTTTCATAGAGCTCTTCATCGGTTACATCTTCTAAATTTTCCCAAAGAATATCCGGATCAATATTATTTTCTTCTGCAATACCATTAACAACATCTTCAATGATGTCAAAAAGTTCTTCCAATTCAACTTCTTCTGGTACACAATTGGGAACGGTGCGTCCATTCTTTTCTTTTGTGCCGACAGCAGTATATCCTGTCCAACAAGCTTTCTTTAAATCACCTGTTGGTTTTTTAACTTCGTTAACGAATTGCTTAAATGTTTTCATATTTGCCTCAGTATCTCTGCGATATCCATATCAACTGGTATTTCAGAAGTACGGATGTTTTTACCTTTAATGCCATATACCATATCTGGCATTATATTTAAGTACAATAAAAAAGTTTTCAAAATATCATAATCTCTTTCATCAATTCTATAAAACAATATTCTTGCGGTCACTTCTGGACCAAAAACATTGTTCAATAAAATGATATGGTTTAATATCAATCGTTCTTTAAGAGTTTTGGTAACCTTGTATCTACGAAATAATCGTTTCAAATATTTGGTTCTCTTAATATCTCCTTCAAATTCAGACATAACACAATGTGGTGATGCATAACACTTCATTGCATACATCATAAAATTTTCATCATTCAAATCATCAAACATATTATTATTCTTCTTTTAGTATTTCTTCCAATCCTGATTCGTCTGTTACTGTAGCAAATGAATCATATGAACCATCTTCATTCAACCAAAAACTATAGTAAAAATAATAATCAGTACCTTCACAATTTAAGATGATAACTTCTTCATCTTCTTCTATATCTTCAAATACTACATTAGGTAGGTCAATTCCAAATCGAGATAAAACTCTTTGTGAATTTAACCAATCATAATATGGATTATTACTAGATTCATTCAATGAATAATTAAGTTCCTCATTGATTTTATCAATCTCCAAGGAAGAAACGGAGATAACCGTTAAGTCATCTCCGTTCGATTCAACAAATTGTTGAAATTTCAACATTAAGCAGAAATTAAGATTCTAGCATTAGCAGAGTATGCTGTTGCGGAAGAATTTGTAATTCCTGGGTTTGTTGCGGTAACTACAGCACGGAACAAGAAATTGTTTGCTGTAACTGCTGTTGGATCCAAGACCAAAGTTGCTGTATTTGCACCAGTCTTGATCATATCGCCAGGTTGGCCAGTTGTAACACCATTACCTGTATCAATGTTAACCCATGTACCACCTGGTTGATTATTGTTAACTTGCCATTGATAAGTCAATGCTGCGGATGGAGGAACAACAGTTGTACCAGCAACAGAAAGAGTGATTGTATTGGCACTAGCTGCACTAATTGGACCACTCAATGTAACAGGTTGACCGATTGTAATAATTGCATCAGCTAATGTAGAATCGTCAGAATTATTGTCTGTTGTTACATTTGCCAAAGCAACCAAAGTTTCCCAATGTACACGACCAGCACGACCACCTGAACCAGTAACTTTCAAATTCCATCCGGAATGTGGTGGCTTAGAAGAACCGGCTTCTTGAACTTGTTCTTCAGCTGCATCAACCAAAAACAAGCCAACAGTTTCATTTGTTGTATATACATTAGGTGTAGTATTGCCGTATAGCAAAGCTACGTTAGCAGCTGTAGGACGTGTTCCAACGGGCTGTGCATCTACAGTTGTGAGTGCAGAGTTGATAGCCCAATATGGTGCGTTTGCTGCGTTATCTTTATTTCCCCAAGATGACATTGTTTTTCTCCTTTAAATGTCCGTTTATTAGTTATTTATCTTATTTTTCTTCTTGCTATTATCACCAATCTTGTCCTTCATGTTTCCATTTAGGTCTGGTCGATTCTTCATCATCGGATCAATTTCCAATGTATCTCTTGCATCACCGGTTAAGGTGGTACCACCAGTTAAAACCGCACGAGCTTCTGGTTGTTTAGTGGTTGGTGATTTTTCGTCATCCTTCATCATTTTTGGTTTTTTACCATAAGAAGTCTGATTTTTGTCATCTTTTTCCCAATCGTATGTATCTTCTTTCATATTGTGTTTTTTATATAAAGACTTAATCATACGAGCAGATTTGGACATCTGTTTTTTCTTGTCAGAAGTATCATCTGTATTGTTACCTCCATCAAAAACGGACTGAGTTGCGGCTTGTGGATCCTGAAATACATCTTCAGAAGTAGGTTTCATACCAATCTTACGTTGTAAATAACCTTTAAGTCCTTTAACCCGTTTTTTCGCAATATCATCAGATTTTTTATGCAAGTCAGCAAAACCTTTGGACATATGTTTACCATGTTCGGATGCGTCACGGTTTGCTTGAGCATTTTTAAGACTGGCTGTAGATTTGTCTTTGTAAGAAGATAATGTTGATTGTTTAAGTTCATTAATTTGTTCTTCATCTATAGATTTTGAAACAGAATGAAATTTTTTAATATCTTCATCACTCCAAGGATTTAAATGTTCAGGATTAACTTTGTGCTTTTTGGCTACTTCATGACGGAGTTCATGTTCTTTTTGAGCATATTTACGATAACTGTTCCTTAATAAAGGATGTCCTTCTTTTTCAATTCTTGATCTAAATTCAAGATTTGCTGGATGACTGTTTGGAATATCTCCTATTACAGTTTCTTCTTTATTCAAATGTGCCTGTAAACGGTCAATTGCAGAACTCATACCAGAACCATCTTTAGATTGTTTCTTTTCAATCTCAGCATGTTTTTTGGCACGTTCGGCTGCAGCTTGACGAAACTTATCTAATGCAGTACCCTGTATGGTTTTAGCTTCACCATGTAGACTTCTTTCCATGCCACCAGTACGAATCTCTTTATGTACATTTTTAGATTTATCTAAATCGTGTTTCTTTATTTGCGTAGGTGTATGTGTAGTAGTTTTGGTTTCTTCGTGTATATGATCTTGTTTCCATTTAATGAAAGCACCAGATTTTGAATAAGAAACTTTAATGTTTGTTGGAAGATGTTCAGGATTAATACCTCTAGATAATAAAAATTTGTCCAATAAAGCATCTTCAACTAAAGTTTCTTCGGTTTCAACTTCTTCAAACTTACGGTCATTTTTCCATTTCTGATATGTGCCAGATTTGGCATGAGAAATTTTGGTTTCTCTTGAAACAAATTTAGGATTAATTCCTTTAGCTAAAAGGTATTGATTTAAACTAGAATCTTCAGCAATGTTTGCTTTAGCCGACCAAGGATCTGAAGGATTTACTCCAACGGTACCTCTAGCTGGCTCAGGATTCTTTTTGATTAAATCTTTTATTTTTTTATTAATCATCGTATTCTCTTAATTGGAAATCTTACCCATCATGGTTTCTGTTTTAATTTTCTTTAAAGCTGAACGAGCTAAGTCTTTTGCACGGGACATTGGTGTATGTTTTGCGCCAGATTTATCTGTTACTGTAGCTTTAGTTGCTTTCCATGGAGTTTCTTTATGCCATGATCCTGGATCTTTTTCTTCATTACGTTGTTTTGCATAATAAGCAGCAAGAGCCATTTCTTTGCGCTTGGCTTTAGATTTACCAGCAAACTTAGGATTGTCTGAGTGAATAAAATCGTGAATCCAATCACCAGCATCCGCATCTTTAGAAAGAACTTCATTAATTTGTTCATCTAATTCAGCTTCTTCTTTATGCATTTTACTTAAAGTGATTGCAAGGCGAGCACGCTTTCCCGCTTTGCCTGAATCATGTTTATGTTTCTCAGCATAAGCTTGAGTGGACATACCGGCACGTTTAGCTGCAGCGGTCTCAGCTCCGGGCTTTTTTACGGCACCAGCGATCCAATTTTTTTCTTCTTTAACTGTCGTATGACGCTCAACTTTGGTCAAACGGCAACCTTCTTTACATTTTTCATGAGCTTGTTTAATAGCATCTTCATCATCTTTAGCTACCAATAAATTCATACCGGTCCACTCACCTTTATCGTTTTCGTAATGAGCTGCGTGTGTATGTGAATCATTTGATTCTGTTTTTAAATTTGGCAAATTAACATGTGGTTCTTTTGCTTTGATTGATTTAATTGCAGGAGTTTCTTCTGGCTCTTCCATTTCTGGAGCATGCATTTCACCATCAGATTTTAATTTTAATTTAAATGATTTGAAATCATTTGCTTTACCACCATCAACACGACCACGAATCATATCTGTAGTAATTTTATTCGGATTTTCATCTGGCGTGGTTACTTTAGCTTCGTCCAATTCAACTTCTTCGTTACGTGCCTTAGCAAGGTTATCTTTATGAGAAATAGTATCTTTCTTAGGACCTTTAACATCGGACATAGACAAAGGTTTTTCACCTTTTGCTTTTCGTAGATAAGCAGGAACATCAGACTTACTAACTTCTTCACCCATGTTATTATCAGTGAAAGTTTCTTTTGGTCCGGAGCCTTTGTTTTCTTTAATTTTTGCCTTGACTTTTTCTTTCCATTTTTTAGCAATGGTCATTTCTTCTTCGTGATGCATTTTCTTTTCATGACCTTTTACTTCTTTTTTGGCAATATTTTTGACTTCTGGCTTAGTTACGCAATCACCTTCTTCTTTAAGGTCTTTTTCTTTAGGACCTTTCATTTTATCTAATTCGTGTTTAGTCTGGTCACGGTGAGCTTTCGCAGCATTACCATAACGATGGCCGTAAACTTTCATACCAGTTTTAGTTTGCACTTTTTCAGAAGCAGCTTCATCCATTTCGATGGCTTCTTTATGTGACTTTGCAGTAACAGGATACTTTTTACCCTGGAACTCAAAATGAGTTTGATTGGCTTTCTTAGCGGCATGTGCAGCTTTATGAAAACCTGTTTCGTCAAGTTCTGGCTCAAGAAGAAGTTCTTTTTTTTCTTCAGCAAGAATTTTGCTGACGGCATCAATCATTGATTGAGTTACTTTACTTTTTGCAAACATTTTAAATTGCTCCCTTTTTATTTTTCTTTTTAATTACACTTGTTGCACGAATTTTCATATCGTATGGTGTATCCATGGGTTCTTTATTACCAGCACCACCTGTTGTACCACTAACTCCCATATCAAAAGCTCCCGGATCATCAATAGCTTCTTTTTTAATTGATTTTCTAAACTTTTTAAAGTCTTTTTCTTTATCCGCATGAGAATCAAAATTATAATCACTACTTAAAGGATTTGGTGACCCTCCTGATGGCATCGCTGTCGTATCAGGATTTGCATTACTATAACCTTGACTCTCGCTATATGTCTGATTACCCAACCCAGCACCACCAGTTAATCCTGAACCGTTGGTACGGGTATTCCATTCAGAAGCAAATCCGTCTGCTTTAGAGGTGCGACCATCGCTTACTGAAGTGTATTTTGGTTTTTTTACTTTTTCTTTGTCTTTGCTGAAGTTGCTTTCTTTTTTGTCGGCGTAGACTTTGAGCGTTGGGCTTTTGGCTTCTGCCGTGTAGGCGGCGTGCCAAGCACCACCGGTGGTTGATTTCCCGTTGGGGTTTTTTCTTGGGTGCGTGTTGCCTTTGATTTCGTCTCCACTATAGGTGGCTGAGTTGTCTGGAGTGCTGTCTCCTGGACTTCTGGTTGTGATTCCTGAGTTTTTGGTCCTGTGAAGAAACCGATTATAGCTTTTAACATTTTTATCTTCCTTAAATAATGAATTAATATTTTTGTTGTTTCGATTCAACCAATCTTCCGAGGTTTCATTTAATACTTTAACATCCAAGAAATTGTTAGTAAATTCATATACTTGGTGTATATCTTCTACTTTTTCTGAGATGCTACCTGTATTATCAAAAACAACGAAATTTTTAAAGGCCTCGTTGAAATATTTAGTATTTCTCTGAGATTTCGACCATTTATCTTGACGTACTGATTCTACCATCATTCTAGATAATAGAGAGTTTCTTTCTTTACTCACTTCATCTGTGGTATTCACAAAAATCATCATGGTCTTATAACCAAGCTCTTCTAATTCTTCTTTAATATAAGCAATTCTATCTTTATCGTCAGCTGGACCATTAATGATTAATGGACCACGATTCCGAATGGCTTCTCTTCGAAAATCACTAGTTTTTTCTGATAGTTTTTGTTTATCGCCCAAGTAATCTTGTGCTTGAATAAAATTCAATTCAACGATACGACTTTCAGCAATAGCTTCACGAATAATAACATCTTTACCTGAACCAGGACCACCAGTCACAAATATTGCATGAAACATTCCACGTTCAGCATTTTCGTGTAAACCCATACCTTTACGAGTATCATGCATAAGTTCTTTTGCGTGTTTATCGGACACATGGTGTGGAACACCTTTACGAAATTCTTTAAAATCACCAGTAGAAGCGTGATGCCTCATTTTTGTTCCGGATACACCCTCATCACCCTCAGCATCAGGATCACGATGACCTGCGGAATGAACATGAATCTTTTTAAAGTTATATAATGCACCTTTATGTGTACCATTATATTTGTGTAATTTTTCTTTCATTTCTTTAACACGGTCAGAACCAACGACCATATGCAAATGAGTTACACCATTTTTATGTAAATGTTCTGCATGGTTTAAAAATGTAGGATGTTCTTTTGAAGATTTCTCAAAATGCGTACCCGGAGAATATCTTTTTAAATGTTTTACTTTTTGTTCACCACTCAAAGGATTCTTTTTAGCATCTTGAGAGTGAGATACAACAACAGAATGTGTTGCGTTATGTTTATGAGCAACTTCTTTAACTTTATCAATTAATTTCAAATGACCTGTGGTGGGCGGATTCATCCGACCAAATGTCATCACATGGTGTTTACCGGAAGATTCTTCCTCTTTAATTACTTCTAAAAAAGACTTCATATTTTATGTTGCACCAATTTTCATGTTTGTTAGAGGACCATTGTTATGTTTAGCTTGTAAAGAAAAAACTTTATGTCCTTTTTTATCGTTTTCATGTTCGTGTGTATGAACGTTGATGTTTGCTTCGCCACCTTTATGAAAACTAAAGTGGTGTGCATTTCTAATCTTATGGTAAGTTTCATTATCGGAAGGATCACTTACAGTAGCTTTAGCCTTCTTATCGTGGCCACCTTGGCCGTGAACTTTAACATAAGGTAAAGAATGTTCAGAGTTGCCTTTGATGTAAGTACTCAACAGATGATGTTTTAATTCTTCATGATGGCTTTTGGCCATCTGAGAATAACCTTTATGAAGTTTATCTCTTACTTCACCATTAATTTTTTTAGCGTGTTCTCCAGCTTTTTTATAAAGTTCACTTTTTTTGTATTCTGGATTTTCTACTTTTTTCTCAGCATCTAAATGTTTAGGACCTTTAATTGCTCTTACTGCGGCCGCCTTATTAGTTCCTAAGCCATGTTTGGCCATAAATTCTAAATGGCGTTTGTGTACATGAGAATGAATATCATACTCACTCATGGCTGCCTCCTAAATGTTTACTTAAAAAGCCACTAAGTTCTTTTGTTCCGCCGTTATGAAATCCAATTTTACTAACAGCACTGGATTTTGCTGAAATACCCAAATAATGATGCTTTGCTGATGAAGGTTTTTTATGAAACTTAACAGCAACATCACTTGGGTTTTCTTGTTGTGAAGCTTTGATGCCTGTTTTCTTTTCAATGTCGCCTGGTTTATGTGTCATATGAACTTCATGAACACCTTCATATCCAGCTTTTTTAGCATGGTCGATAAAAACTTTGTGTTGTTCTTTAGCTCTATCTTCTTGAGTCTTTACTTCATGTGTTCCATATTTTTTATCGTGGTCGGCTAATTTAGATTTATGGTGTTTATCTAATTCTTCATGTTCTTTATCAATATACTTACCACCGTTTAAATGTTTAGCTAATTGAGTTTCGTTGTAACCGCCACGATGTGGATTAACAGAAGCTGATGCTTTTTTTGCAGCTGCATGCTTTTCTTTTTCAGCATCAGTCATATCAGGCTTTTTAGCAAGCTCATCTAATCGTTCTTCATGCAACTTATCAACTAGAATCATGCCATGTTGCTTTTTCAATTCTTTAGCAACTTCATCTGGAGTCAGGTGGCCTGAAAGAGTGTGGGATAAATCGCCAAATTTATTGTGAACATGATACACGTCTTTTTCGGCGTCATGGCTTAACTTATACATCCCTTTAATTGGATGATAGAAAGAATGAAATCCTTTTTTAATTTGTTCTTTTAAAAACAAAGCAAAACTTTTCATTTTCTCACCTTTAATAAATTCTGTTTAGCAAATTCAGCACGGTTTACCAATTTAGTTGGTTGATTATCATGATGTACAACAAAACCTTCTGGTTTAGATTTTTTACCAGCAATATGATGTTGGTAATGTCCTTCGTGAGTTTCTAAAGATTTAACCAAAGAGTTTTTGGCTTGATGCAGGTGATGATGCATTGAAAACAAATTACTGTAATGTTCTGCGTGTTTTTCAACATGCTTAATTTGTTTCTCACCTTCACCAATTTTTTCAGATTTACTCTTATCAGTTTTAACTTTATCGGCCATCTTTTGATGTTCACGATGTAAATGTGTTTTGAAACCTTTAGTATTAGGAACTTCATCGTGTCTAACTGTATGATTTATATATGTTGCTAGGTGGCCATGTTCTCCACTATGTTTTGGATGAATGGCGTCATACATCTTGTGACCATTTGTGTCATGAATTTCTCTAGCTGCAGCCATGTGTTTCTGAAAGTGTTTTTCATTCTCTTCCGAATGTTTTACTTTACTTGTATCATGTTCGGCACCATGAATATGAACATCTGGATGTTCTTTAAATTTACTGGTATCAACATGAGGAGAAGCTGAAGTCATGTCGTGATTATATTCATGATGCACCACAACACCAACTTTAGATTTTTTAATCTTTTCAGCTTCTTTACCTTTGGCTGTATATGTTATGGTATTTGGTGTAAAAGATACTTTATGTTCTTTTTCTTCAAAAATATAACCTTCATGCAAAGTTTTAGTATCTGCATGATGCATTAAGTCACCTTGGAATACGCCAGTTTTTGGTGTAACTTTTGGTAGATGTTTTAGAGCATGTTTGAGTGTATGTGCTAAACCGGGGGCATGGCCATGGTTTCTGTCGATATCGGTTTCTGTATGATTAATCTTTGGATTTTTATTAAAAGCAGATTTGGTTGCAACAAAAAACTTACCATTCTTAGGATGATGACCAAAAACAATCGATGGTGAACCATCATATTTCATTGTTAAATTGGTATTTTTATGACCAGCCTTCATGTGAGCATGAGCTTTCATTAAAGCTTCGTGAGCATGTTCAAAACCCGAATGGCCGTGCATTAATGGTCTATCTTCAGCATGATGTATATGCTTTAGTTTCGAACCTTCAGATTCTTCTTTTAAGAATGATAAAAATGACTGCATGAATTTTTCTCCAGATTGCAACACACTATGGTTGCCGGTTTACTTATTTATACAACTTTTGATTCCTTACCTTGCCAACTTTAAAAGGTTGGCTTTACTACATAGTGATCAAATTGTTGGATCCTGATACTCTTTGAATATGATAAATGGAGAATTTTCAAGAATTGGGTGTAATTCAAATAGTTCAGGTTTTTGTAAATATGACATTAACATTAGAGTTTGATCATCATCAATCAGATTATTTTTCATTAACTCATTAATACTATGATATATTAGACCTTCCAAAACCGGCCAAAGCGTCTTATCCGCAACGATCATAGATCCATGCATGTGAACTACATTATTTGCAATAACGTCTTGGATGTATGTTCCTTCAACAAAATCTCTGGTATTGAAGAAATGTATTTTGTCTTTTGTAAATGAATATTGCCACTTTTTAACGCCATTAAGTGTTGATTCTTCTCTGCAATAACCAAAATCCAACCAAGCAATTTGATCGGTACCAATGATTTCACTTTGAATTGCACGATTGACAAATGAAGATTTTAAGGCATTTACTATAACATAATCTGCATTCCAGTATTCTGGATTGCGTACTTGCATGGGATTTATTTTACTTAGATATTCAGAATCTTTCTGAATTTTTGTAATTTGTTCTCGTAACACATTGAAACTATTAGGAAAATCAATGGTCAAAATGTCGGTTGGCCTATCTTGCCTAAGAAATTTTACTCGGTCAACTAGGTCTTTAGAAGTAAAAACTACCATAGGATTTTCTAATTTGGCCATGTGACCAAATCGTTCAAAATAAGTATCAGTTGTTCTATGAAGATAATGTGGTAATCCTTTTTCAGGAGTCCAGTCTCCACGACCAATATCAAAGAAGGCAGTAACTATGGTAATGTCATTCATTTTACACCATTAATGTGAATTTGTGATGGAGATTTAAATTCTGTATTTTCTTTTTTTCTTATAATAGCATGGACATAACATGGGTAGATATAAACATTACCATCATAAGGTTTTAATTCTTTTAATCCAGTTGAACTCATACACTCAGATAGGTATAGTCCAACCAATTCATAATTATTTTCTCTGGCCAAACATTCAAAGAATACTGGACTATATGAGAAGAATCCGTGATTTGCTTCTAAACAAGGCAAAACATGGATGGCAGTACCATATACTTTTAATAAATCGTGTACTAATTTAAATGCGGATAGTTGACCAATTAAGTGTTCTGTTGTTCCATGATTTGTAACTAACTCATAACGACCCATATGTTCTTCAGGACATTGTATGTAATTTAAATCCCATTGTAAAGATTCTGGATCTAAAGGATCCAAATCGATAGAGGTATAATCATGTCCCCACGATTGGTGCATGGACTTGCAACTCATGTTATACTTATATTGTTCCGCCAAATTAGGATCTAAACCTAAAGCAGTTAAGTATTCTTCAAAAAAAGGCTTATCTTCAAAATGAACGGTTTGGGCGCCCAACTCCATGATTTTAATTTTATCAGTAAAATCAGTATATCCTTTATCCTTTAAAGTTTTATAGTGGACCAAAGTTTCTCTAGTAACACCCATTACATATCCGTCCTAAAAGTAATAACATCTTCATCTGGTGTGTATTGTGAAATAATCTTGACGCCATATTTTTCTTCATAAAATTTCTTCCAAGCACGAACTCTATCATATTGATGAACAATAACAAAAGGATTCTTAGTTTTGGCATCTTTGACCAAACCATCTTCAAAAAGTGGCCTTTCTTCTAACAAATAAGGACCAAATTCTTCATATTGAGATTCACGATTGGTAACATGAGCATTAACCGCCCAAGCATCTTCCAATCGAGCAACCCAAGTATTCAGATTGTATGGATACATTCTCATTAAGAAATTATATGCCGCTTGATCCGCAACCCAATCGGCACGATTGATTGATAATTGAAATAACATACCACATAAATCAGCAATTGCATAACCGGTGCCGGCTAACGTACCAACACAGAGAACTTCTTGTTCTTTGATGTGTTCATAAAAAGTTTCACCGAAACATTTAAAAATATTTTCTTTGTTCCATTTTTCATTTTTAATTTGAATTACTTCTGAAGATGCAACTAATACATGGTCACCAATAATATGTTCTTCTAGCCAATCACTAGGATTTGATTGAAAGATTACATCACGAACATCGGTAGTAATAACATATCGATAATCTAGTTTTGTATCTTTGAGATAATTAAAAAGGTGTAGGAATCGTTCCATATGGAACATCATCTTACCATCGGATTTTTTGGGAATTACGGTAAAACCAGCATCACGAATTTTTTGATTAGTTTCTTCTGATACATTAATAGTAATGAGTACTTTATCACCATTAAAATCGGTTTGATTGATTGATTCAATCCAAGGTTTTACTGCATCATAATCATAATTACTAAATGCGCCAATTATAAGGTCTTTTGCCATGGTAATGTTCCATTATATTTTTGTTTCATCAATTCATTATGATGTAAGAAGAATTCTTTTTGAACAGACCTTTCGGTATTTCCTGTTCGATAATTAAGAGTATACTTGTAATTGGTGTCACATGTCAAGTTATTTTGGCGGAGAACATGAGATAACATCCTATCTACTTCTGGCACTCCCGGTTCTCTGGCTTTGCGATACCAAATAGGTGTTAATTGTAATGCAATATTTTTTGGTAAGAAATAACAACCAACATCAACAAAATAATCTTGTTCACTTAAACAAGATGGCCATTTACCCAACGATTCACAATCATCATTGCACATATAGTTGCCATCTTTATCGGTAATCTTTCGCAATGAAAATGCCCATTGATTACCTGCTTCAATGACTTTCATAAGTGATTCTACATGATCAGAATCTAACCAGTTATCTTCATCCAAGAACATGACGTAATCACCTTTAGCCAAATATGTCGCTGCACCATAGATGCGGTGGCCATTGTATCGGTCTGTTCCTGTTGCGTAAGGAAGATAAATTGTATCCATATCTTCATTATAATTCTCAAAAATAATGTTATCCGCTTCTTCGTGTGGACCATCCACAACTACCAGATGTTGAATATTTTCATAAGTTTGAGATTTAACAGACTCAAGAGCTTGCTTGAGATAAGAAGCGCCTGTTGTAGGTGTAATCACGGTTACAATTGGTTTCATAATCAATCTCTAGTTAATTTTAAAATCTTTTCTATTTGCGATTCAATTACAGGTTTACGATTTGGCCAATATATGTATTCTTTATCTCCGGTCGATTGTAGTTTTACCAAGAAAGGAAGAATCATATCTTCTAATTGTTTTAATCTTGCTTTGTAATCATCTGCTGTTGCAGCAGTTTTATTAATTACTGAATTATATTCCTCTTCAGAAACCGCAGAAAAACCAAAGTCATCTGAGTTTTCATATTGTTTTGCTAACTTATCAAAATCGATTAGTGCCATTTTATTTCCTTATCTAATAATTTGAATGTCTTTACCTGAAGTCCACACTTCAAGTTCATTACGCAAACGACTTTCAGCTTTTAATGTTTCATATCGATTGGTTGCTTTATTTTTCCACCAAGATATAATATTACTTAGTTCATGTTTATCGTAATTTTCACCTGGTAAAAGTTTATCGGTTTTACAATTAATGTAATCTATTGTATTTTTAAATCCATAATCAGAAACATAATATCTTTTCTTTTCTGTCAACTTTTTAGCGTTCTCAATCGTTGTATCAAAAGATTCTAGTTCAGATGTTCCTTTTAGTGCAGCTCTTGTCAAAGAAATAATCTTCATTGAAATTTTTAGTTTTCTACTAGAGATATTATCGTCAACAATCTTACCAACTTTACCTTCTACAAATTCAACCAAATCTGAATATGGTTTGCCGTGCATCATAGGTAGAAAATCGGATTCGGTTAAACCTTTGTATCGAATAAAAGGTTTCATGCCATCATATTGTGAGGAAGATTTAGAAGAACCATACAAACTGGTGGTTTCAAATAAACATAGATTCATACCATATTTTTTATTACAGATTTCTCTGACTGTATGACTGGTACAAATGGCAGCTAAAAGTTTACCACCCAAGTAATTGTAACCAAAAGGCTGAGATGGTACAATTACAAAACCCATCAGGCAGGCCTCATTGAATCTTTTAGACCATTCAGGTTGTTGTGTAAACACTTGTCCAAGCATTTCATTACGGGGTTTCATATTGATCACAGGTGAACCTAGACGAATGAATCCTACAAACTTTCCTGTGTTTCTTTCTCGAACGGCAAGTTTTAGTTGTTTGCCAACAGGTTGGATATTAATGTGTGAAGAAGTGATTGAGAGTAGTGTTTCCCATGTATCAGGATTAATTTCCACCACTTCTAAATCCATGTCATTTGGATGCATCGAGAAATCTGAAAATAAATCATCTTCTGGTGCAAACAATGGATTGATAGACATTTCGGATAAAGAATTCATTTTTTGATCTCGCATATATTCATCTATGCGGTCAAAATTACCAAAATAATCTTCAAATGCCTTGGCACAAACTAAAGCATCTTGTTTATTCAACATCATACTTTGAAACCTTCAAAAGACTTCTTCTCATGTTTAATTTTATTCTGAGCACCTACATGTCCAGCATCAGCAATACCTTGTTGTGCTGATTGTTCAACATCATATAATTTCATTTTAGCTCTATCAACACCAACAGTAAATCGTTTGTAATATGTTGGATCGTTATATCTATTCTTCAATTGTTTTACCATAAT